CCAAAGAACATCGTCTATACGGAAAAAAGAAATTTGAAAAGGGGGGGGAAGGGGGTAGTCTCAAAGGCCGGTGAATTTCTCGGGCAAATACTCATAATAAAAGGTGCAGAGTATACCGACATCGTTGGCTGGGATGGTTGGGGGGGTGCCTACAACAGTGAGGAAACAACGGAACTTGGGGGGGGAAAAGTTGCCAATCAGGCCCGACGGCGCTAGCTGTTCAGTCATCCTATTGGTCCCCAGGTAGCAGGGAATTTCGTTGTGTTGAACTGACGAAGACCCTAGACCTGCGTTCGTTAAGAGCACTTGATAGGATTGCGAGACCGACTGAAGAAGCACAGCCGCCGTTGAGGGGACTGTTAGGGCCGAAGGCATCCAGGCGCAAATAGCAGATACAGCACAAGCCTGGGAAAGGGCGGCACCGACAGTAAATTTGGCCCTGACATTGCGGACCTTGACGCTGGCGTGCAAACCCAGAGCTGTTTGAGCGGCGCCGACGAGAGTCACTAAGTCCGTAGTTGTTGTAAGGGACCCGGTACCGTCCGAAATTATCGCAGTAGTTGACCCGGGAATCCATTGTTCTATAGGGGCGGTTGAGACTGGGACGAGAGTGGAAATAGAAAGAGAGGAATTGTTCGAAACAGAAGAGGAGACTGGCTTAACGTTCTCGAAATTGGTGTTCATGTATACGGCAACTCAGAAAGGTCGGCAGGTTTGGGATCCGGTGAACTTGGCCCTGAGATAGGCGGAATAGGAGTCGACGAAGGGGGGGGGGTTGGTTCTCGCTGCAGCTGATCGATTGGCTCTAGAGCAGATTGCACATCCACAGGAGGAATTATGGGAAGCTCCAATTGGTCGGATGTTATCTTGTGGAGGAGCCAGATAGCAACTAGAAGTAGTTGCTCGGATAGCGGCGGCTTTCTTGCTAGAGGCGACGAAGTCGTGTCCTCCTCTTCGGATAATGAAAGTGGGGTCGTGGGCCGGACCAAAACAGATTCCCTTGAAGCCCTGGCCACAGTACGTGACGTCGAACTCTCTGGGCGGGGGGTATACTGGGATGTCAAAACGACATCCAGAACATCTTCGAACGGGAAGAGGTCGGGGGGGGGAGGCGGACATGATCTAAGCTCTGGGAAATCGGAAGCGACATTCTGCGAGTACGTTGGCGTGAAAGGCGGGCCGGAGTAAGTCATGTTGGGAGGAATACAGATTGAATACATTAAGGACTTTAAGAGTTAATGCTTCATCCCAATGATCACCTAAGGAGAAAAGGAGTTGGCTGAAGGATGGATCGCGATTAAAGTAGGCCTTGCGGAGCCGGATGAACAGGGGCCGCCGATCTGGACTGAACAGCTTGTACAACGGGGTCTGAATGGCTGTGGCAGTACCAAGCATGAAGGAAGGGATGTGGACCTTATGCTGGCAGAACATGCGACAATTGCGGTCAAAAGCCTCAATCTGTTCCGGTGTGAACCACTCCGGGGTCGTACGAATCAACTCGAGACCGATCAAATGCTCGAGATAGTAGGAGCCTATCACAACGTGCAAGCGACCGCTGACTTGATGGTAATGCAATCGTAGCATGAGCAAGACTGGATCTTTGATGACACATCGAGGAGTGACCAAGAGGCTGACGAAAGAGGAAATCCGAGCGACTTCGTACTTCTGAGGAGGTGATGTGCGGCC